TTAATATTCTCTGGTCAAACGTACAGACTCTAGTCCCAGCAGTCTATTCTAAGCTGCCTATGGCTGACGTATCGAGAAGGTTTGGAGACAATGACCAAGTAGGCCGCGTAGCATCACAGATCATTCAGAGAGCGATTGACTACGAGATTGAGCATTATCCAGACTTCCGGGCAACTATGAAGAATGCGGTGCAGGATCGCTTTCTTGGCGGTCGTGGTGTTGCATGGGTACGGTACGAGCCACATCTAATTGAGCGTGATATGCCAGAAGATGGGCTACAGGTTACTGAGGACGCTGATGAAAAGGATGTAACGAAAGGTGACACCCCAGAAACCTATGAAGAGATCGAGTACGAGTGCGCTCCAACTGACTACGTTCACTGGAAGGACTTTGGTCACTCAGTAGCGAGGACATGGGAAGAGGTCACGGTAGTATGGCGCTGGGCTTACATGACGCGAGAGGCGCTTATAGAGCGTTTTGGCGAGGAGTCTGCAAAGAAGATACCTCTGGACAGCGGCCCACAGACACTAACTTCCTATGGTCAGTCTAGCAAAGAGCATACTAGAGCAAAGATATGTGAGCTATGGGATAAGGAAAGCGGCAAGGTCTACTGGTTTAGTAAGACCAGCAACTACATCATAGACGAGCGTGATGACCCCATCGAGGTAGAAGGCTTTTTCCCTTGTGGCAAGCCTTTGTACGCTACTTTAACCTCTGACTCACTCGTTCCTGTACCTGATTTTGTGCTGTATCAGGATCAAGCTACAGAGCTGGACATTCTGAGCGACAGAATTGACGGTCTGGTCAAGGCTCTAAGAGTGCGGGGAGTATATGACGCAAGCCAGCCAACGCTACAACGTCTACTGACAGAGGGAGACAATAATACGCTGATACCTGTCGATAAGTGGATGGCATTCAGTGAAAAGGGTGGGCTGAAGGGTAGTATCGACATCCTACCGCTAGATGTCATAGCTGCTACGCTCATCAACTGCTACCGGGCAAGAGAGGACATAAAGAGCCAGATTTACGAGATAACGGGCATATCTGACATTATCAGGGGTCAGACCAGTGCAAGTGAGACTGCAACTGCACAACAGATCAAGGGCCAGTATGCCGGGCTTAGACTAAGAGCAATGCAGGAAGAGGTAGCACTGTTTGCGTCTAGCCTGATTAAGCTCAAGGCGCAGATCATGTGTACCAAGTTCCAGCCGCAGACTCTATTGCAGTACGCTTCTGCACAGCAGATGTCTGATGCAGATCAGCAGTTGATACCACAGGCGATAGAGCTTCTTAAAGACTCGCCACTAGCTAACTTTAGAATAGATGTCGAGGCTGACAGTCTGGTGCAGTTGGATGAAGATCAGAACAAGCGTAATCGTATGGAGTTCCTACAGGCGTTCGGCGGCTTCTTAGGCCAAGCCTTACCTGTGGGCCGCGAGTCACCTGAGATGATACCAATGCTGGTAGAGGTGATGAAGTTCGGTATCGGAGCGTTTAAGCAAGCAGAGCCTATCGAGGGTACTCTGGATGCCGCACTGGAACAGATGAAGGCAGCATCACAGCAGCCTAAACAGCCGCAGCCTGACCCTGAGCAAATGAAGATGCAAGCGCAGCAACAGTCTGAACAGATGAAGATGCAAGCAGACGCACAGGCCGCTCAGATGAAGGCTCAGATTGACGTACAGGCTCAACAGGCACGAGTACAGGCTGATATGCAGATCGAGCAGATGAAGCTACAGGCAGACGCACAGCTAGAGCAGATGCGCCAGCAGATGAAGATGCAGGAGCTACAATACCTAGATCAGTTTAATCGCTACAAAGCACAACTAGACTCATCTACTCGCATCATGGTCGCAGAGATAGGCGCAAAGGCACAGGTAGACAAGGTGCGTGAGGCAGAAGAGGCCGCTAATACTGAAGTAGCTATTGTTCTGGGGCAAGCATGAGACAGTCTTGGGTATATATAGACGGGGAAGCTGTAGAGGTAGGCGCAGAGCAATATGATGCTAAGGTCTACATCATGCCTGACATAGCTCCTTACAAGTCTATGGCTGATGGCACAATGATTACTGGCAGGGCTATGCACCGTGAGCATCTAAGGAAGCATAACTGCTTTGAAGTCGGTAACGAGACTATGACAAGCCGCGCACCTGTCGTAAAAGATACACGCAGAGAAGTATTAAGCGCACAATTAGCAAATATGTCGCATTCCCAAGCTAACAAGCTAATGGATCGGATGCGAGATAACCAAAGGTTTACCAATAACCCCCACAGGGAGAAATAAATGGATATGCCAGAGTCAGTACCCGATACAAACGTAATAGACAGGAAAGAACTACTAGCACAACAGTTTGATGAATTAGAGACAGAGCCAAAGGCTGAGAGAGTACGCAGTGCTGATGGCAAGTACGCACCAACGATACCTGTAGAAGCTCCAGAAGTAGTAGAAGAGCCTCCAGTATGGCAAAGGGCGCCAGCATCATGGAAGAAAGACTACCATGAGGAGTGGGCAGCAGCATCGCCAAAACTACAAGAATACGCATGGCAGCGTGAAGAGCAGATGCGGGCTGGTGTCGAGCCGCTTATAAGTAAGGCTCAGTACGCTGATGAGATGGAACGGGTGGTACAGCCGTATCTCAATACGATAAACGGTCTAGGGATTAAGCCTAGTGAAGCCATTAGCGGTCTGCTACAGGCTGATAACATCTTACGCAACGGTTCACCACAGGAAAAGGAATACTACTTTGCTCAGTTGAGAGAGCAGTACGGCATGGGTGCTGCAAATCAGGATGGTGTGCAACAAGCGCCACAGCATGATATAGTATACGGACTACGCAACGAGTTAAACTCAGTGCGCGGCGAGATGCAGCAATGGAAGCAAGAGAAGGAAGCTGAATCTAGCAAGATTATGAACGGCGAAATAGACTCATTCTCACAAAAGAAAGAGTATTTCGAGGAGCTTCGACCAGCAATGATCCAACTGCTACAAGGCGGTATGGCTAATACGCTGGATGAGGCTTACGACAAGGCATTACGCCTAGACGCTGACTTATACGATAGACAAACACAAGCCCAACAGGCTAGTGCAAACGTCCAGAAGATAGGTCTGGTAGACAAAGCGGCGAAAGCTGCTAAGGCGGCAGCGGTTAGCGTTAAAAGCTCCACACCCGGAGTAGCGACAACGACCAAAGCGCAAGATAGGCGCTCAATGTTAGTGGAACAATTCGCTAACCTAGATGAGCGTTTTTGATAACCTAAACTGAGGAGTAAATTATGGCCTTCGCCAATAGTTCAGTTTCAGACATCATTGCGACTAACATTCAAAGTCGTACGGGTGAACTAGCTGACAACGTTTAACTTATAGACGTTATAAAACTCCGTGAATTCGGTGAAAAGCTGAGATGCCAACACCGAGCCAAGACGCACAGGATACCCAATGGGTGCGTAAGGTGTAACGACTAGGACAAAGCGGAAGCAGAGTCCCACGAGCGCGGAGCGTAAGTATCAACCACAGAGGAGTATTCCAAATGGTGACAGTGTACGGTTTAGAGGATGCAAGCACTGGGGCAGCGTATGTAGGCTGCACAGCGGGCAAGATAGGTAAGAGGATGCGAGAGCATAGGAGTCTACTAAAAGCCGGTAAGCATAGCTCTAAGAGGTTGCAAGAAGCGTGGAACGATCACGCTGGTGAGTTTCAGATGAAGGTACTTGAGACAATGCCAGCAGAAGTATCAGTGATTGAGAAGCGTGAGCGCGAGTTGTCTTGGATGAAGCACTATAGAGGTAGTAATTTGTTACTAAACGAGAATGAGTATTCGTTTAGACCGCCTCCAAACGCTCCTGCAATGGCAGCAAAGTCTAGGGTAGCTAATGGCTACAGACCGAGCGCAGAAAGCAACCTAAAGCGTAGATTGGCGCAGATTGGTAGGCCGAAAGGTCACGGTGCTAAGATTAGCGCTACCAAGAAAGCGATAAAACTTGCGATGAGATAGTCTGCTCTGCATATAAATGGAATATGCAGGTTCGGGATAAAGAGCCTGAACATAACACAAGGACAAACAACAACGCACTACTGCGCCGCTTGAAAGATCGTGGCAATGTAAAAACCTTTTCTGGTGGGAATGTTATCCTTCAGGAAATCATGTATTCAGATTCGGCAACTAATAATACCAATAGCTATTCGGGCTATGAAGTGTTGAATGTTTCGCAAAACAGCCCGATCAGCGCCGCGCAATTCTCTATCACCCAATACGCTGCTGCTGTTTCAATCAGCGGTCTTGAGATGATTCAGAACAGCGGTAAAGAAGCAATCATTGACCTGCTTGACGGTCGTATGAATGTTGCTGAAGCTCAATTGGCTAATCGTATCAGTGGTGACTTGTACCTCGATGGTACTGGTAACGCTGGTAAGAATTTGACCGGGCTAGGCGCTGCTGTACCTGATGCACCAAGCACTGGAACATACGGCGGCATTAATCGTGCTACCTATAGCTTCTGGCGTTCAGTTAAGTTCAGTGGAACTACCGATGGTGGATCGGCTACATCAGCATCCAACATTCAAGGTTACATGGACTCACTAGCTGTTCAGTTGATTCGGGGTACGGACAAGCCTGATCTGATCGTTGCTGACAACATCTTCTATCGTATGTACCTGCAATCGCTGCAAAGCATTCAGCGTATTAGCGATGGTGGAAACAGCACTGCTGGAGCTGGTTTTGCTTCACTCAAATACTACGGCGCTGGTATGGCTTCTGATGTTGTTCTGGACGGTGGTATCGGTTCAAGCGCAACAGCAAGTCATATGTGGATGCTGAACACCAAGTATTTGATGTTCCGTCCTAACGTAAACCGCAACTTCGTACCAATCGGTGGCGAACGCCAAGCAGTCAATCAAGATGCTATCGTTAAACTAATTGGCTTTGCTGGAAATTTAACTTCAAGCGGCCCGCAATTCTGCGGCGTTCTGCTGGCTTAACGAGGAGGATATAAAAATGGCTAATTCTACTTTTGGCGTATTAAATTTTGTAACTCCAATGTTCGCACAGCGTGATGCGGATGCGGTTGTTGCTCTTGGAACGCCCCAAATTGGTGTTTTGAACGACACTTGGGTATATGTACAAGCATCTGAAGCAGTTGCGACTGGAACCTGTACCGTTAGCGCAGCTTTTGCACTTACGGATACCGCAGGGACTTACACTGCCGATACCGCTTTTGCATCAGGCGAGTACGGTTGGGTTCGTAAAACGACTTCACCGTTGTAATCTAATTCTGGGGCGGGGTAACTCGCTCCAGTCTTTAAGGAGATTAATATGTCTATTCCATCACGAGTTTTAGGAGCAGGTAACAGTCCTTTGTCCACACAATCAATTTGTGGCACTGGTGCTGTTGGCTTGGTTGCTCTTGGAACAACGATTGCGGACGCACTGTTACTATCTGCCGATTACAATACGCTTACAACCTCATCAGCATCTACTGGCGTTCGTCTTTTGCCTACCGAAGCTGGTGCAACAGTTGTAATTCGTAATGATAGCGGTGTGACGGTAGTTGTATACCCGTACTCAGTTGCAAGTACAATCAATGCAGGAGCAACAAGTCTTTCGCTGGCAACAGCTAAGACCGCAGTATTTTATGCAACATCAGCAACAACGTGGGTTTCGATAACCACAGCGTAATAAACTAGGGAGGGAGACTTCCCTAGTCCTCAATGATAAGACCATTTCAAAAAGGACAGTAAAATGGAAAGCGACATGAATAATGCAGATAACGCTCTGCACGTTGAGTTTTACAAGAGTACAGAAGAAGGTTACAAGGATGTGCCTTTCGTAAGAATACACATACCCGGTGACAAGACCACAGTAATCGACCAGCCAGTACGGGAAGATCACAAAGAGCGTTTTGTCAGGCAATGGCTATACTTTCAGATGAAGAGCAATGAAGGTGCAGAGGTTTACGGTACAATGCTTTCTAAGTGGAATGCTGACGAGCCTAAAGAGTTCGACAAGTTCCAGATGGAAGAGCTACAGATTCTAAAGTATCAGACGGTGGAGCAGGTAGCTACATCAACAGACTCCCAGCTACAGCGTGTCGGTATGAGTGGGTTTGCGTTAAGAGACAAGGCTAGGGCATATCTGGCGAGACAAAACCAGACTGCTGCTTCAACTGCTTTAGAGGATGCTCAGAAGCAGATTGAGATGCTCAAAGAGCAGATGGCTCTTCTTACTAGCAAGCCTAAAATGGGAAGGCCAAAAAAAGAGGATTAAAGTATGTCATCCACGATGCTGCAACTGGTTTCACAGGTAACAAACGAACTAGGTGTTAGTACACCAACATCAGTTGCAGGTAATACCAATCAGGATGTGATTCAGATTCTTGCGCTCATGAATGCTTCGGGGTACGAGTTACTCCGTAAGCATGACTGGCGTAGACTTACAAAACAGCACCGCTTCTACACAGAATTCTTAACTACTACTGGCACATGGGCTAGTGGTGGCTCTACAGTCACAGCAATACCATCGACCACTGGACTAGACAGCACCTACCAGCTAACTGGCGTAGGTATGGCAAACGACACCCAGATACAGACAGTTGACTCAGGCACAGCAATAACTGCCACCCAACAATTCACAGACTCAGGCACAAACGCTACTGTTACCTTTATGAAGGTAAAGTACGCACTACCAGCAGATTACGAATCTACAGTACCTAGAACTCATTGGGATAAGGATAAACATTGGGAGATGCTTGGCCCAATTGACGCTCAACAATGGGAATGGCTGCTGTCAGGCTACATCTCTACTGGCCCGCGCATACGTTGGCGCTTGCTAGGTGCATACTTCCAGATCTGGCCCGGCGTTTCAGACAATGAGTTCTTAGGCTATGAGTATAGAAGCAATGGATGGGCCGAAAGCTCACTAGGAGTGGCTAAGACGAGCTTAACAGCCGACTCTGATACCTGCATATACCCAGACCGTTTAGTCGTTCTAATGACGAAACTGAAGTATTTTGAGGCTAAGGGCTTCGATACTACGGCTATGTATAGAAACTTCCTGACAGAACTTGAAGTCGTTATGGCTCAAGATCAGAGTTCAGCTAATCTATCGTTTGCTCCAAGACCGGGTACAGTCCTCATAGGATATGATAATCTGCCTGACACCGGCTACGGAACGCAGAACTAATGTTTCCAGCACAAAAGACCGCTGCACAAGTAGCTTCTGTACCTGCTCCAGTAGGTGGCTGGAATGCTCGTGATTCTATTGCGAACATGGAACCTACCGATGCTGTCGAGTTAATCAACTTCTTTCCATCCTATTCAAACGTAGTTCTACGCGGCGGGTACTCTAACCACGCCACAGGCATAACTGGTCAGGTTGAGACTTTGATGAACTACTCAACTGGCACGGGTGAGGAGCTGTACGCAATTGCCGGAACACAGATATATGACGTTACTTCTGCTGGTGCAGTAGGTGCGCCTGTAAAGGTAGGCTTAACAAACGCTCGATGGGAATTCATCAATGTCACGACTGGCGGCGGTAGCTATCTATACCTAGTCAATGGTGTAGACGCTCCATTGCTATTTGATGGCACTACATGGGCCTCTATTACTGCTGTATCGCCTATCGCTATAACAGGCGTTACAAGTACAACACTAGATAATATTACTCTGTTCAAGAACAGGGTATGGTTTACGCAAAAGGAATCATTAAAGGCTTGGTACTTGCCAACTAATCAGGTCGGTGGAGCAGCTAATGTTCTCGATCTAAGTACCATTGCTAAGTTTGGTGGTCACATTACAGACGTAGCTACATGGACGATTGACGCTGGCTACGGGGTTGATGACAACCTAGTATTTATTACAAGCAATGGCGAGTGCATAGTTTTCAGTGGTACTGACCCTGCTAGTTCTGCTACTTGGGCATTGGTTGGCGTATGGAAGCTAGGCTCTCCGATTGGTGATCGCTGCTTCATGAAGTACGGTGGTGACATCCTAATTATGACA